ACCAAAGTGAGGACGAAAGCGAATGAGCTTCTCTTCCACCCCTTTATGAAACCAAGACCTATCGCCGAGGTGCATGAAAATGTACAAGCTTTTTGTGGCCCGTGGTTGAATGCTTGCAGCAAGTCTTTTGCTGAGCATCTCAGTCCGGCTCGTGACCCCCGTGAGGAGAGTTCCAAAACACGAGCCGTGAAAATCTACGGTAAAGGAGCCATGAAAGCTGGTGTGCATTTGCATCTGAGTTACGGTGGCGCCACCAATGATTTGGGCCTGTCTTGCTGGGCGAGCCAAGTTTGCTCGCGCAAGGCAGGTCTCTGGCTCCACGTGATCGTGGCCGGAGATGATTCATTGGTGGTGGCGGCTTACTGGGGAGAAGACGAGCGAGACGACGAAATGGTGGTCTGGGAAGGAGACGCTTCCATGTTTGACCAGTCACAAGGGAGACAGGCGATCCGGGCTCAACTGCTGTTGATGCGTGCGATGGGTGTTCCAAGCGAAGTTTGCTGGATACTCAACGCATCTGCTATCTCAGATTTTGTTGTTGTCACTGCGCAGGAATCTTTCAGGCTCAAAAGCTCAGAAGAAACCAGGCGCACTGGCGGCCCGGACACCAGTGTGGGGAACTTCATTACGATGGCATCGGCGACGATGGCTGTGTACCTTGATCTGCTTGAGGGCAGAGACGGGCTCACACAACCCATAGGTCTCGATCTGCCTCTTGACCAAATTGAGGATGCTTATCTTCGGTTTGGTTTCGGCATGAAGTTGCGAAGTTTCCGAACTTACGCCCCCATGCGGTTGACCGAATCGCATCCCTTGCGGCTGGCCACTTTTCTGAAAGGAAAATGGTGGCTGGACATCACAGGGAAACTCACATGGTCAGTCCTGCCTTCAAGGATCTTGAAGGTCGGAAAGTCAATGAGAAACCCAGTCGAGATTTTCGGCCCTCCTTTTGAGGAGGCTTGTCGAGATTTTCAAGCTGGGATGGCGGAATGTTATGCACATTTCTCTCAGGTACCAATTCTCCAGGCGTTTGTGTCCCGACACACACGCATGAGAAGAGAAGCCCGTGAAGAGCTTTTTGAGAGATACAAGGTGCAAGCCGCTGGTAAGTCAGGTTACCAAGCTCCGAGGCTCGTCCTCTCGGAAGCTTTCATTGACGTGGCCAATCGATACCACTGTACCGTAGAGGATGTTATGGCAGTGGAAGAGATGATCAGGCAGAGTCCTAATTTCTGTCTCCTGAGATCACCTCTGTTTGACCTCTTGGCCGAGGTCGACTATCGATAACCGTGCATGGACTGGGGGCTCGCTGCGTCAATGGGAAGCGAGCCAGTGGCGAGGGTGCCACTCGGGAGGGGACGCCGGGGGGCTTACAATCCTACGCGGATCAAGATTATGTATGCCAAAGGAAAAAGCAAACAGACCAAACGTTCGAAAGAACATAGGCGAAAACTCGAAGAACTCAAAACCTATATCACCCCAAAATTCAGTGGCAACTCTCTTGGAGGATCCACGCGTGCTAGAGTACCTGCGCAGCCTCATGGAGGGGAAACCCCAGGAGGCCCCAGCACAGACGGAAAGCTGGTTCGACTGGGCCCTAGGCCTAGCCAAAGAAGTCGGACCCGCGCTCTTGGAAATGGCTCCGGCGCTCCTGGCGCTATTGTGAGGAAATACATGCGGAATGGATTTCAGATCCCTACCCATGTTCACAAGACCAAAGCCAGCTACATGCACAGCGTTTCAGCCGGCCTTTCTGAATCTTCTCAATTCGGTGGAGCTGGTCTCCACGAAATGGAGGAGATGCGCGGAGGCCAAAGAGTGCTACACTTGGGTGGTAGAGAGTTCCTGGACGCAGTCGTCGCGACAGGGACATTGTCCCTCGGGATGAGACCGGATTTCGGCGTGTATTTCCTCAACCCTGAGGCTTTAGGCGGGCGTTTGTCACTCGCAGCCCAGGAGTTCGAAGAGGCAAAATGCCGTAAATGCCGGATCATCTACGTTCCAAACGTGCCAGCGACACAAGCAGGCGCGATCGCGATTTACTACCGTCAAGATACGGGAGCTAGGGCAGACCAGGTTGGTAGGGACCAATTGTTGATGGCAGCAACGAGCGAATCATTCATCCAGACACCAGTCTGGCAGGAATGTGCACTGGACATCACTCCAGAGGACACAATGAACAGGTACTTCGATGAAGTCTCAGGCAGTTTTAAACTTGCCGTTCAAGGGATCATCGAGGTGCTTGCTGCGTCCGCGCTCGAAGCTTCAATCACTTACGGAAACCTATACCTGGAGTATGACTATGAGTTCTTTGCGCCAATACTCGCAACTGAGATCGTCGATGTTCCTACCGCCAGCGTGACACTGACTTTGGGTGTCGTGGCGGGGACTTTGGCGGCCGGCCGCACATTCATCTGCTACAGCAATGTGGTCAGTGATTTTCCCACTGTGAGTGGGTTGTCACTGTCCGATACTAACAAGCTGTGGTATGGTAGTGTGAGCTCAGTCGCCGCGACCAATTGGACTAATCCTTTGTGGCACGTGCGTGCAGCAAGTGATCAACATACGGACGGAGCCGCGTTTTCAGTGGGCGCAGCATATTTTGCGCGTGTGTTTGCGGTGCCTTCAGCGTCTGGCATAGGTGACTATGCTTTGACTCTGTTCGCATCCGCAGAAGCAGCCGCAAATGCGCGCTCACCTGACGCGTATGCCGCATCACTTGGAACCACCCAAGGCGCAGACGATGACCAGATCGTCTTCGCCTCAGCCACAACAGCAGCAACATATTCCGGAGCGCTCGTCTTTAAGATGAGGGCGTTCACACTCAACGACGACCATTAAAATGGGGCCGTACGCCTCTCTCGAGGAAGACTTATGGGCAGTAGCTAGGGTCAGAGAGATGGCGAGTGTGTGGAGTGTAGTGTAGTAAGTTAACCCCCCAACCCCTATACACCATCGTAAGTATGGATAGGGTCCGTTAGTTTAGCCAAGGCGACTGGCGGAAGCTGCTTTATCAAA